GTTGCATCTATATCTGGTGCTGCAACTGTAACCATTCTTACTACAGGACAGTCTGTTACTGGTGAAGCATCCATACTAGGTACAGGAACTTTAGTAGCAGTAAGTGCAGGTCAAATCATTGTAGGTAGTTCAAGTATAAGTGGCACAGCATTACTAGAAGTAATTACATTAGGTCAATTAGTAACAGGTAGTGCTACAGCAAGCGGAACAGCGAGTGTAACAGTTAATTCTAGTGGGCAATTAGTATTCGGTACTGCTGGCATTTCTGGAACAGCAACTATAGGAATACTAGCTGGGTTAGTTAATTCAGGTGAAGCAAGTATTACAGGTACTGCTAATTTACACGCTAATACTTCAGTAACTTGGTCAGGTGATGCCTCTATATTAGGAACAGGTAATTTAACATCTGACGGACACATTCAAGGTAATAATTGGACGGATGTTCCTGTAGGCTCTAACATTTGGTTGCGTATTGGGTAATATTAATAAACTTCAACAGGATAAATTATGAGTAGAGATAAGATAAGTGAATGGTCACCAACCGCAGGCTCTAATACGGATGTAGGTGGAATTAACATAAACGAAGGATGTCCCCCCGCCACAATTAATAACGCATTGCGTGAGATAATGGCTCAAGTTAAAGACCAGCAAGCAGGGACAGATGGTGATAACTTTGTAGTCGGTGGTAACTTATCCGTAACTGGTACAACTGCACTCACAGGAATACCTACTGGACCAACTGCTGCAGCATTAACTAACACTACCCAACTAGCTACAACAGCTTTTGTAACAACTGCTAATGCTACACTGGGCACAATGTCTACACAGGCAGCTAGTGCTGTCGCAATAACTGGTGGAACGATTACAGGCACAACTATTAATGCAGTAGCTCCAGGAACTAATGCAACAGGTGTAAAAACTATATCTAGTTCTGCACCATCTGGTGGAGCTGACGGCGACATCTGGTATCAAATTTAATGGGGTTACATGTAAAGGATGCTGGCTCATGGGTTATTCCAGAGAGTGTATACGCCAAAAATTCTGGTACATGGAAGCAAGCTAATCAAGTATGGATAAAGCAAGGTGGTACATGGTATCAAATGCTTACCTCTTTAGAGATAACTGCTAACGCAACTAACTATAACTTATACACTGCTTTAGGAAGCCCTATTACGCCAATCACAGCGACAGTAGAGATTGTTTCAGGGGTAACGCTATCAAGCACAGGAACAGGAGTTCCTGCATTATCAATATCAGGATTTCCTATTGGCTCTGTTATCTATTTAGTAAACAATGGGACGATTGTTGGAGCTGGTGGAGCAGGTGGTGCTAGAGTCGCTGGTTCTGGTAGATTGGGAGCATCAAAACCAGGTCTAGGTGGCGGAACATCTATCTACACAAGAAATACACTCAACCTCACTAATAACGGAACAATTGCAGGTGGTGGTGGCGGAGGCGGTAGTGGTGGAAGAACTAATCGTAGCGGTGAAGCATATGATGATTACACTGGAAACGGTGGTGGTGGTGCTGGAAACATTGTTGGTGTAGGTGGTTACCTTGCAGGTGGAGGTCCAGCAGCAGCTAATGGAACGGCAACTACAGGAGGTGCAGGTAATATCTACTGGTCTAATCCTGGCTCTAGTGAGCAACAAGGGGGCTCTGTAGGTGGTACAGGTGGTAATTTAGGTGCAGCAGGAGCTAGAGGATTACCTAACCCAGATTACGATGGAACTAATATTGGTGGCACAGCAGGGAAAGCTATAGACGGTATATCTTATACAACAAAAACAGTAACTGGAACAATTCTTGGACTAGAGGTTAATTAATGCCAACACAAAGATTACAATTTACCGAGTGGCTACCAGACCAACCAGACAATTCAGGTGCATTAAATGATGCGTTAAATGTTATTCCTGTGTCAATAGGATACCAACCATTTCCTAATGTAGTGGACTTTAGTGGTGCAGCATCAGAAGATTTAAATGCTGTGTTTGTCGCAAAATGGGATACAGAGGTTGTCTTGTTTGCTGGTGGAGATACTAAATTATTTAAGTTTAATTCAACCACAGAAGCATTAGAAGATAAATCTAAAGTGGGTGGCTATTCTAGTGTATTCCATTGGAAATTTACACAATTCGGTAAGACCGTCCTAGCATGTAATGGTACAGAAATAATACAATACTGGACTATAGGTACATCTACTATATGGGCAGATTTAGCAACAGCTCCCACCCCAAAACAAATAACAGTCGTAAGAGATTTTGTAGTAACAGGAAGTTTATCAACAGGTGCTCTAGGAAGGTCTACAGTACAGTGGAGTGACATCAATGATGAAACAGACTGGACACCAGGAACAACATCACAATCAGATAGTCAAGTTATGGCTGATGGTGGTAATCTAGTAGGTATTACTGGGGGAGAATTTGGACTTATCTTTTTAGAAAAATCTATCTCTCGCATGTCTTATGTTGGCTCACCTTTATTCTTCCAATTTGATAACATATCAAGAGGGTTAGGTTGCTTAACTGGTAACTCTATATGTCAGTATAATCAAGTGTCGTTCTTTTTAAGTGATGATGGATTCTACTCTTGTGATGGCAACCAAGTCACCCCCATTGGAAATGAAAAGGTTGATAGATGGTTTTTTGCAGATGTTGACCTAACATTAATCAGTAGCATGAGTGCCTCTATAAACCCAACCGCTAACATAGCCATTTGGAACTATGCAAACGTAGGTGGTGGCAGAAGTATGCTTATCTATAATTGGACACTAGGCAAATGGTCAAGGGTGGAAACTACAGCAACTATTCTAGGCAATATAGCGACCGTAGGGACGACTTTAGAAGGTATGGGTACACTAGGATACACCGACATAGATATCTTGCCAGCATCGCTTGATGCAAGGCTATGGGTAGGTGGTAAGTTCTTATTTGCTGGAGCTACAGGAACTAAAATATCAACATTTACAGGCTCAACCTATAACTCGGAACTAGTAACGACAGATGTTGAAGCTGGTTATAATTCAGTGGTTAATTTGATAAGACCACAAATAGATAATGGTAGTGCAGACATTGCAGTTGCTAGTCGCAGAGAATTAGATGATTCTATTATCTTTGGAGATACGGTATCTACTACTTCAGAAGGTAGAGCTAATATCAGAACTGGTGGTAGGTATCACAGGGTATCCGTTAAACCTACAGGAAGCTGGACAACAGCTATGGCAATAGACGTAGACTTCAAACCACAAGGAAACCGCTAATAATAATGAAATATAATAAGTATAATCAAAGTCAAATTTACGGTAAGCCAGCTTTAAACAGTTATGGGTATCTTGTAATGTGGAACAGAGAAACTAATAAAACAGAGCAAATGAGTAGAGTAATCTACGAAGAATTAAAAGGTACTATACCTAAAGATTTAAAGATTGACCATATTAATAATAAGAAAACCGATAATAGGATAGAAAATTTACAAGCTATAACTAATGCTTGTAATAGTCAAAGAAATAAAAGAGGAGCTGTGAATAAAGTAAAAGGTTATAAAATAAGACCATATCGAGCTAGAAGAAAATTTAATTATAAGGAAAAACATCTAGGATATTTTGGAACTATTGGTGGAGCAATTATGGCGACCAATATGATGTTTATTGAAGGAGAGACATAATCTATAGAACTTTACCATATCAGGGTGGTGAGCCACGAGCTGTAGCAGAAGTGGTAAACAATAGCATGAACGGAAAGACTAATAACGCAGGCACATTAACACTAACAGACTCTACTACTACCACAACACTTACCGATGAAAGACTAGGTTTTGATAGCGTGATTTTATTATCACCGCTTACGGCAAATGCTGCAGCACAGACACCTTATGTTTCTACTAAAGCAAAGGGTAGTGCGGTGATTACACATACCAGCGTTGTATCTACAGACCTAGATTTTGATTATATTATCGTAGGATAAGTGATAAAATATAGCTTTACCTTGCAGACATAAATTATGAAACTATATATTGTACCAACTAATCATGTGCAGCAATATTGGCATCTAGCTGAACCATTACTACAAAGAGCTTTAGACAAAGGTAATGATGAGTTTACTGCTGACACACTAAAACTAACAGTAGCACAAGGACAACAACAGTTACTACTCTTAATGAAAGAGGATGAATGTTATTGTGCCTTAACAGTTCAATGGGTGATGTACCCTAATGAAAGAATTGCTTACATTACTTATATCGGCACTAAAAAAGAACGAGGTGCTATTACGAAACAAGGGTTTGAACAATTTAAAGATTGGGTCAAGCATAATGGTGGAACTGCAATACAGGGTGCTACTAAATTTGAAAGTATAGCTAGGTTATGGAATAGGCTATACGGCTATGAAAAGAAATATCAGATAATGGAATTAAAATTATAATAACTATTAAGGAAGCAACTATGAAATTCTTACCGACCACTTTTAAAATCTGGTTACTAAAACTACTCTATCAAGACATTGCGTCTTTAGGCTATGGTGGAGATACGGAACTCGCACATATAAATAAATGGGAATCTAATTTACTGATAGCTCATGGTGGTTCTGGAACTATTAATCCTGTAACTGGATTAAGAGAATATAAGGGTGGCGGCGGAGGTGGTTCATCTGAAACTAAACAATCTATCGACCCAGCTATCCTTCCTTACATTACCTATGGATTAGAAGAAGCCAAAGGATTGTATGGAGCACCTGGTCCAACTTACTATCCTGGACAAACCTATGTAGACCCATCATCACAAACAACAGAAGGTTTAAGACTAGCAGAAAATAGAGCCACATCAGGAAGCCCATTAATTCCAGCTGCACAAGCACAATCATTAAGCACAATACAGGGTGATAGATTATCAGCAGGTAATCCTTATTTTTCAGCTATGATGTCAAACGCAGCTAGACCTATAGTATCAGAATTTAACACAGCTATTAGAGATATAGGTAGTAGAACAGCAGCATCAGGAAGATATGGTTCAGGAGCTATGGGTGAATTAGAATCAAACGCAACTGAAAATCTAGCAAATGCTTTATCCTCTAGGGGTTCTGAATTAGCTTATCAAAACTATGCTAACGAAAGAAGGGCACAAGATGCTGCAATAGGAAGTGCTGGTGCTATGGCTGGACAAGATTATACTGACATTCAGCAACTAATGAATGTTGGTAAAACAAATGAAGCTTATGACTTACAAGCACTACAAGGTGATATTAATAGATACGACTACGGACAAAATGCACCACAACAAAAATTATCCTCTTATCTATCGGCTGCGTATGGTGCTCCTACTCCTATGAACCAAACTTCAACACAATCAGGTGGGGGTAAATAATGGCCTTTGTTCCTTACATGGCAGGTGGATTTGCAGTAGATAAACTAATGGGTGGTAATGGTATGAAGGGTGCTTTGCTAGGTGCTGGTGGTAGTTTCTTACCTTCAATGTTAACATCTGGAGCTTTGTCTGGTACAACCGCAGCGGCTACAGAGTTCGCAGGGTCTGCGTTCCCATCTTTATTAACTACAGCAGGTGGTGCAGGACAGGCAGTGGGGACTGAAGCTCTTGCAGCAGCAGCTGCAAATGCACCGTCTGGAATTGGTATGCAAGGTATAAGTCCATTTACGCCTAACGGAGTTCCTATTGGGCAAATGCAAGGATTGTTTGGGCAAGATATATCTAACCAAGTGATGGCATCTGGACTTAATGATGCCAAAGGATTCTTTGGTATGGGATTAGAAAACACTCCACTTAATGACCTAGCTGATAATCCGTTAACGAATTTACTTGGGCAAGGTAAAGATTATATTGATGAAGGATATGACAATATGTCTTTTACAGATAAAGCCCAGTCTGGAATGATGTTAAATAGCTCATTAAACCCAGAAGAAACTCCTATGATAGTTCCCCCAGCTCCGCCATTAGATAGAAGAAATCCTATCCCTACAGTAAGTTCTCCATTAGTGACGCAGGTACAAGGAGTACAGGGAATAGCACCACAAAACATGATTGGACAATTAAGCCCTGAAGAAAGAGAACAATACTATTCATTATTAAGAAGCATTTAAGGAAAAATATATGGCATTTAACCCACTAGATTACTTAAAAGATTTAGTACCACAAAATACGAATATGTTTGGAGCATCACCTAACGCTAATTTAAAACAAATGTCAGAAATGGGTTTGTTAGGTGGTGATTACGAGGATATGCTGGCAAAAGCAAATAAACAGTCTGTATTTCAAGGCCTATTAAACGCTGGGTTAAGCTATGCAG